CAGCCACAGACGGCTCTTATATAGAAACCACAGCACCTACATCATACGATCAAGTCGCATCAGGCTCTTGGGAGATGTACGGCGTTGTCTATAATGCTGCGGATGGGGATTTGGAGCTTAGTGGTCTTCCAACATATTACTCAATTGCTGCGGCAAGTTATATACAAAGCGTTTTGCTATCAGCCCAAGCCACAAATGTACAGGGATGCGCTTTTAGTACCGACGGAACAAAAATGTATGTTGTAGATTATACAACCGACACGGTTTATCAATATACATTATCTAATGCGTTTGATGTTTCTAGCGCTTCTTATGCTTCTAAATCATTTAATGTAGGGTCTTTTGAGTCAGACGCTCTTGGAATCACATTTAAACCTGATGGCACTAAAATGTTTATAGTTGGGGCTAGCGGAGGGTCGAGCGGAGAAGTTAATGAGTTTAGTTTAAGCACTGCTTGGGATGTTTCAACTAGTGATTCAATAAGAGTTTTATCTGTCTCTGCGCAAGAGCCAACTCCTGCAGGAATACAGTTTAATGATGACGGCACTAAAATGTTTATTGTTGGATATGGAAACGACACAGTTCAAGAGTTTACATTGCCTTCTGCTTATAGAGTAACTGGAGCGAATCACTCTGCAAGTTTTACTGTGTCTGCACAAGATACTTCTCCAAGAGCTATTGCTTTTAATAGTGACGGGACAAAAATGTTTGTTGCCGGAAGAAGTAGTGGTAGCGTTTATCAATATAGTTTAAGCACTGCTTTTAGCGTATCAACAGCATCATATGATTCTATAAGTTTTGACGTTTCATCTCAGGAAGGTGGTTTATCCGGTTGCGTATTTAATGCGGACGGAAGCAAAATGTATGTTAGCGGGGGTGCTTCTGATAGCGTTCATGAATACTCTTCTTCCGGAGTTATTGGAGCAACAGGCTACCAACCAGTACACACCACAAACTCAATAGACACTACCTACTGGACAGACATCAACTCAATGACAGCAGACCAAGCCGCAGGTGACGGCAACGTCTACTACGCTATCTCTACAGACGACAGAACTACTTGGACTGTCATTGATAACACAGAAGGCGAGAGAGACATTGTTCGTAACAACGCAGGGACTTGGCAGTACAACTCTAACGCTACATACGCTTTAGAGACTTGGGTAAACGGCGCTACGAATACAGAGTTAGCTACGTTGGCTGAGGCTATGGAAGGTGCTAGCTTTGGAATTGGTTATGACTTAAGCACAGCTAGTTATGACTCTGTAAGTTTTAGCGTAGCAGCACAAGAATCAGCCGCAACAGGAATGACATTTAGCTCAAACGGATTAAAAATGTTTGTTGTTGGAAGTAGCGGACAAGAAATTAATGAGTACAACTTATCTAGTGCTTTTGATATTTCGACATCCGTTTTTTCGCAAAATCTTTCTACTGTTGCGCAAGACAATAACCCGCGCAATATAGTTTTTAATTCTGACGGCACAAAAATGTTTATTATGGGCTTGCAAGAAAAAAGCGTATTTGAATATACATTATCAACAGGCTTTGATATTTCAAGTGCAACTTACTCTCAGTTATTTAATGTTTCTTCTAGAGAAGCTACTCCAACAGGGTTAGCGTTTAATAATGACGGAACTAAAATGTTTATTATTGGAGCTGACGGAGATGAAGTAAATGAATTTGCATTATCTACAGGTTTTGATATTTCAACATCAGTTTTTTCTCAAGCTTTTTCTGTTTCTTCACAAGATACATCGCCGCGAGAATTAATATTTAATGCAGATGGAACTAAAATGTTTGTTGTTGGCGCTTCTAGCGACGCAGTATATCAATATAGTTTATCTACTGGCTTTGATGTTTCTACTGCAAGCTATGATTCAATTAGTTTTTCTTATTCTTTTGAGTCGGCAGGCAATAACGGAATTTCTTTTAATTCTGACGGCACTAAATTATTTTTGATTTCTGAAGCAGGCGTTGTTTATCAATATTCAAATGGCACAACATCTTACACAAACCAAATGGACAAGACTCAACTAGACGCAGTAACAGACCCTAACCACATAGCCTTGGGTGACGATCTTGATCTAGCAATAGTCTTCAACATGACATCGGGTACTACAGTGCCTTCATCAGACGGTGTAGCAATTAACTACGATGCTAACGTGTTGAACAAAGGTGCTGTCTTAGGAACTGACTATGACTTTGATGCTCCTGCTCAAAACAAGGTAAGGATTACAGCCTTGGCAGGGAATAATCTCAAGGTTAGGGTTGTTTAATGAGTCTCGTAGACTACGCCAAGACAGAGCGTCAGAAAGAAATACTGGACGTATGGGAAAACTGCGGACGCAATAGTGCTAATGCAGCCCATCGTTTAGGTATTACGACTTCTACATTACGACATCATGTCTCTGCGGTGAAAAACTTTGCTGCCGCTTCTGGGTATTCTGAAAATTGGGATGCGACTCGTCACGTTCCAGAAGGTGAGATAGTCATTGGTCGGTCTATCTACACTAAGGATGATGAAGGCAATAAGGCTTGGTTGAAGACCAAGAGGACAATGACCGAGGCAGAGCGGGATAAGGCTCTGCAAGGTTTTGTTGACGGTCTTGTTAAAGGTCTTCCGAAGTACAAGTCTAAAGCCAAACCCAAGGCTAAGAAGTTTGACACAGAAACGCTTCCCACCATTGTTATAGGTGACGCACACTTCGGGATGAGGGCTGATTCTCGTGAGACCAAAGAACAAGATTACGATACTAAGATAGCAGCACAGTCTCATCTGGAGGCTATAGAATATCTAGTAAGTGTATCCGGTGCTAGTCAGCATTCTCTGTTAGTAAACGTGGGCGATTTTATACACGCTAACGGCTCGGCAGGAACAACCTTTGGCGGCACTCGGTTAGACGTAGATACTAGAATTGAAGTCGTATTAGAAACAGCAGCTCAGACGTTTATATTTGCAATAGAGAAAATGCTATCCAAGCATAAGAATGTCAGTGTCATTATGGCTCGTGGTAATCACGATTCTGATACAGCTATTGCTCTGGCGTTGATTCTGAAGTTTTACTACTCAAAAGAGCCAAGAGTAAACATCCTAGACCCTCACGGATTCTTCCATACACTTCAGTTTGGAGCTACTTTGATTGCGGTACACCACGGCGATAAAGTGAAGGCCAATAAACTAGCAGCTATATTGCCAAGGATGTTACCTGATCAATGGTCGTCTACTAACTACCGAAAATGGCTAGTCGGACATATCCATCATCAGAACGCGATAGAGACGGATAATGGTGTATTTGTGGAAAGTTTCGGGACGTTGGCTTTTCCAGACTCTTACCATGCAAGTCATGGCTATTCCGCATCCAGTGTAATGACACAGATTACTTTTCATCGTGATGGAGGAGAGGCGCTTCGTCACGTTTACCAAATCAGGGCTTCGCGCAAAGTCCCTGACCTGACGCTATAGGTGTAGTATGGAAGACCGATTGAGCCGAGTAGAGAAGAAGATTGACACACTCCAAGAAGCTATCGTGTCACTGGCGCGTGTTGAGGAAAGGCTTGTTACTGTGTTTAATCGGCAGTCACATATAGAGTCAAAGGTAGATTCAATGGACGAAAAGGTAGACCGTTTGTCCGAAAGCGTTATTAAAGGTAAATCAGCCGAGCGAATAGTCTGGCTAGTAGTAGCAGCGGCAATCGGCGCAGCCGTAAGGTATCTAGGATGACCACAATTGAGTTTCCAGATGTTCGGAATGACCGTTTGACAGAGGAAGCGCTAGACCGTTTAGGTGAGTGGGTTGAGCATTATATTGATCTAGGTGTGAATCAAATCACCATCATCGGCCTGCTAGACATCTACAAGACCTCTATCTCATACAATCTATTGGAAGACGTAGAAGATGATTAAGAAGGCAAAAGCGGCGATTACGCTATTACAGAAAGGTAAGGCAGTCTCAGACCCAGCTAAGTGGAAAAGCCGTCAAATCACCGCTACGGCCCTCACAGGGGTATTCTGGGCGGCTATTCAGGCAGCGGAGGCATTTGGTTATGCGTTACCAGTGGACGAGGCTACCGTGGATTCTGTTGCTGTTGGCATTCTCGCTCTTGTCAACTGGGTGCTTACACTATCAACATCTGAAAAGGTCGGGATGTAGCGTAGGTGTAAAACCTGTTATAGTAAACCCGCATTGGGTCGAGGTTGTGCCTAATGTCTGGGGTATTGAAGCAATCTTACTTACTGTGGAGTGTAAACTATGAACATTCTTACCTACCTATCTTGGGTACGGAAGCTCTGGAATACCGTGGTAGAGATAGTCAAACTGATAGAAGAGACTATCCCTGATGATGGCGCTGGCAAGGAAAAACTTGCTGCGTTTGATGTCATGCTCAAATCAGCTCTTGAAAAGGCTGATGATATTGACGAGTCTTTTGATAAGCTACAGCCTGTGGCTCATGATATTGTTGCTGCTGTTGTTACTCTCTTTAATGCCACTGGATTATTCCGAAAGTCGTGAATAGATTGCAGCGCCTCTTAATCAAGCACGAAGGCATGAGATTAAAGCCTTACGAGGATGTATTGACTGAGGACATTACTATTGGGGTTGGTAGGAATTTAGACTCTATAGGTCTGTCTGAGGACGAGGTGCTGTACCTGTTAGACAACGACATTGAGCGTTGTGACAGAGAGTTAATCATGAACTTCAAGTGGTATCCAGAGCTGTGTAGAGCCAGACAAGACGCAATGATTAATCTGTGTTTTAACTTGGGTATCACTCGTCTCAGGACTTTTAAGAACGCTTTGAAAAGCATGGAAGAGGGCTTGTTTGATGAAGCTGCTGACCATTTCCTTGATTCAAAGTGGGCTAATCAGGTCGGTAACAGGGCTATAGAGGTTACTGACCTAATCAGGAAGGGTCACTACTAGGGCTGGACGTTCTTTAGCTTTTCCAGCTCTGACTCAATGATGAAGTCGCAGAACTGCTTTATTTTCCTAAGATCATCCACGCCTCCCTTATCTCTCCAGCGTGTCGCATACTTAACGATACAACCTTCTGCAAAGGGCAATTGATTCGCCATGATGTATTCAATGGGTTGAATCTTGAGCTTTTTGTAGTGGTCGCCAGCTACTTGATAGTCTGTGGATTTCAATGCAATTCCCCTTCATTACTGTCGTATTCAAACTCAAACTTCTCAGTAAGCCCTTGGTCTTCTAAAAAATCTGAATGATCCATAATCATAGCCATCATGGTAGCAATGCACCTTCTAGCGTCATCTGGCAAATCATGGAACTCATTGCTTAGATAGTCAGTCATCTCTTGGGACGACATTGCAAAAATAAACTCAGTCATTGCAAGCCCTTCGCTGCTGCGTTTAGCCAGAGGTTTTGTATCTGGCGAAGGAATTCATCTTCTAACGAAAACCCCCCTTTATCCATTGGCTTTGACCAATTTATAAAATTTTGTTTGCTTACCCAACCTTTTATGCGAAACACATCTTCGCTTATCTTGACGACAAGTACCGCAACTTTGGCCTTAAATGCTGGTAACTCTCTGAATATCAATCTGTAGTGAGGCTTGGAAGCAGTCTTAACATCTATGGTAATGCCGTTAATTTCATAGTCCCAACCACTATCTGCGCCATGCTCTACCATTGGAGTGTGAAGATTAAACAGCTTAGCAAAGGCCATCTCTCCCTGAACGCCTAACAGTTCTACGTTCAAAGGTGATGTATCTATTCGTAACTGCTTTAAGCCTAACTCACGAGCAATGTTGTACCTAGCCTCAGCTTTCTCTTGGCACATTAACTGCTCTTCTTTAGTAAGGGTTACGTCGATCATCTCAGCCGATTCTCATGATGTTTGATTTGCTCGTTAAACTCTTCAAGCATTTCTTCGTAGTCAGCCTTGTATAACTTAATAGGATTGGACTTACTGGCAATCATATCCTCCACGAAGTCTCTTCCGTACATATCTTCCATCCAAAGGGTGTACTGCTGAGCGGCTGAGCCGTACCTCATTCCCCACATATTACAGGAGGCGCATTGCGGATGTACATTCTCAATCCTTAGCGCCCAAAAGCTAGAGCTTCCTTTTGCCAACCAATGCCCTCCCTGTAGCTGTGAGTAATGCTTAACACAACCACATGAAACACAAGTACAGTTACCGTCATCATCTGCTGCGGCTAGTCTACATAACCGCTGGATGGCTTTTAAGCATTCCTGACGTAAGACTTTGCTAGATTTGACTTTAGGCTTGCGCTTCATAATCTGTAAGGCTTTCCAGTTTGTAGGGAATTTATTACCCGAATTGCTCTTAATCTGGTCTTACTATCCATGTTTTTCATTCTGCTTTCTAACAATTTAATGCTGAATAACTTAGAATTAACCGGATAGATCATAGATAAGACTTTAAGTTCATCGCTTACCTTATAGACATTTCTTGCCTCAGTGTCGCCTGTTTGCTTCGCCATTGCTCAAACCTCATGTTCATTACTTGAATCTTGTGCCGCAGTAAAACCGCTTTTTCTATTGCGACCTTTAGCCCTTCCAACAATTCAAGGTACTCAGGATGAGAGTACGCATATCTCTCTTGTTTGGCAATCGGCATAGAGTGGTCTGATCTTTCTGCCTCTGCCATGAGTATGGCTTTCTTGGATTTACGAAACTCCATTAGATACTGCTTCTCTGCTTCTGCTTGGGCAAACTCAGCGGTTATCCGCTCAAGGTCTGCGAGTGTATTTCCTTCGCTCAAATTCATTCTCCACATAAAGTTTCACACGTTCTTGGTAGTCAGGAGGCACTTTAGATAAAGCCTCCCTCCTTTCTTCTCTGGTCTTGAGTGCCAGTATTTCTGCTGCGTAATGTCTTGGCCTCATAGATAAGTGCCAGTGATATATTCCATTACTAATGATATGTCCTCCACCTCGTCGTATGGGCATACACCAAACCCTTTGTCATCAAACACGATAACGTAAGGGATATGCTCAGAATCCGCACAAAAGACTGCTTCTTCAATCGCATCTGTTGCTGTCTGAAATACCATCATGGTAGCCCCTTAGCAATGAACTCTAACTCATCTACTTCGAGTTCCTTTGCAAGTTTAGAGATTAAAGACAGACTAGCGTCCTGTTGGTATCTCCATCTGGAGACTTGCTGCTTATGAACAGCAAAGCGTTTCGCCAGTTCTACCGACGTTACGCCTTGCTCCTCTTGGGCAGCTCTTAATGCTTTCCCAAAATCAATCATAAGTTCCTCAGAATGGTAGGTCGTCTTCAAAGTCATCAAGAGGCGCAGCAGCTACAGGCACTGTGTCTACTGGGCTGTCAGTTTTGATAGAGCCAGAGCCTTTGATTAACGGCTTGTTAGAGCCATCAGGCTTATTGGTAAAAGCAGTGGTAGAGATATTCTCTGTTACTACTTGGCAGTTAGGGCAGGTAAACGAAGCCTTGCCTGTCATCTGTGGCGACCTTTCTGAATTAGGCTTTTCGTTTTTCCACAGTGCGTATTCAAGAACTTGTGTGTATGTCATTCTTCCTTCCTCAATCGTAAAGTTTCAGATTTAATAATTTCAGCAGTCTCTATGAGTAGAGGCTCTGCCA